ATCCACAGAACCAGTCATCGCAAGAGCTTTTGACTTTTTTGCCTTATCTTTTCTCCTTTCAGCGGAAAGTTATGACTGATATTGTGGGTTCTTTTAAGTGCCATAAAAGTTATGTAAAACACAATACAAAAACTATAGAAACTATTAGAAAAAGTGTTCATAAGGAGGTGGCAAGGATGAAAAAATCTAAAACAAATTCTTCTGGAAATTCCATAAAGAAGATAAGACCGGCTTTGTCTCCGGAAGCGAGAGAAAATCAGATGATTTCTTTAGCCGTAGACCTTGCCGAGAAACAATTGATAGAAGGAACAGCTTCTTCTCAAGTAATTACTCATTATTTGAAACTTGGTTCTACAAAAGAACGGATTGAAAAAGAAATTCTTGAGAAACAGAAGGAGCTTATCGAAGCTAAGACAGAATCGCTGCAATCGGCAAAGCGAATGGAAGAGCTTTACGCGAATGCTTTGAATGCGTTTAGAAGTTATCGCGGAGATGAGGAGACAAACAATGAGGAAGACGTACCGTGAACTGATTCGGATACCAACTTTCGAAGACCGATATAAGTATCTCAAACTTTCCGGAACGATTGGCGAAGAAACGTTTGGTTTTAGAAGGTGGCTTAATCAGGAATTGTATCATTCATCCGAATGGCAGCGATTTCGGGATGAAATTATTGTTCGCGATGGTGGTTGTGATTTGGCTGTTGACGGTTTTGAAATCTATGGTTCTATTATCATCCACCATATCAATCCGATTTCATATGACGACATCTTAAATCGGAATTCTGAGGTATTCAATCCGGATAATGTAATTTGTACAAAACTTTCTACGCATAATGCGATTCATTACGGTAATGAAAATCTATTACTGAATATTCCGATAGAACGTACAAGAAATGACACCTGTCCGTGGAGACGATGAACAGCGTATAATAAAGGGTTGGGGCTATTTTGCTTTGTAATAAGAGCTATATGGTGTGGTGACCTTTTTAGCATTCTTATTGTGTTTTTTAGACCAAAACAGAGAGTCTGGGCAAAAAATCTTCTTTGGTTTATAAAATTTGCGATAGTTAATCATGTGTAAAATCTCCAATCCTTTATTATACGCCGTTCAGTTATTTCACCTTTGGTGACATTGTCGCGACCAGCGTAGCTTACAGACACCTGTCTCATGTTATCACCTCCTTTTGCAGTGATGAAGAATTATATGGCCCGGGTGGTGATGTGAGATTTGTCTGTAAGCCAACAATAGCATATATAGTGTTTGCTGTCAATGCAAAATACAAGATATAGAGGAGGAGAGATATGGAGGAGAGCATACTTACATCAATAAAAAAGTTACTCGGCATCGCGGAAGAGTATACACATTTCGATTCGGACATCGTTATGCACATTAATTCCGTTTTCTCAATCCTAACTCAGCTGGGAGTGGGACCGTCCAATGGATTCTCAATTTCGGATGCAAGCGCTGTATGGAACGACTTTATTCAGGATGAGACAAAAATTGAATCCGTAAAATCCTACATGCATTTAAAGGTGAAGCTTCTTTTTGATCCGCCGCTTAGTTCAGCAGTCCTTGAGGCGATGAATCGGATGATTAGCGAATTTGAATGGAGGCTTTTTGTTGCTACGGATCCAAGCGACACTGATGGAGAGGAGGAAAATCAAAATGGATAATAACGAACTTTACCATCACGGAATAAAAGGTATGAAATGGGGTGTCCGTCGTTATCAGAACTATGATGGGTCTCTAACTCCTGCCGGACAAAAGAGATATGAACGTGACCAGCGGGAGAATGCTGCAAAAAAGAAAGAGAATAGAATTGATGTCTCGAACCCCGATCCTCAACGTTGGGTAAAAGAGGACATGGAACGATCAAAGAAAGTGGTCGATGCAAATTCGTCTCTTGTTAAGCAGTTAAAGGATTTGGAAAAAGAAACCGCTCCGAAAGCTACTACGAAAAGAATGGATTTGTCTAATATGACGGACAAAGAAATGCGCGACAAAATCAATCGAGAACTTTTGGAGCAACAGTATAACAAACTGTTCGCTGAGACTTCTGAAGTAGAAGTGTCTAAAGGGCGAGAGTATGTAAGAAATACACTTTCGGTTGCAAGTACGGTTTTGGCTACGACAAGTACATCGCTTGCCATTGCGTTAGCAATCAAGGAATTATCATCACGCTAAGAAAGGATAAGGTTGATATGGAATGTCAAAAAAAAAAACGAAAATTATCTTGAGCATCATGGCATTCTTGGCCAAAAATGGGGTGTCAAGAACGGTCCGCCGTATCCGTTAGGTGCGTCTGAGCATTCTACTTCGGAGAAAAAAGCTAATTGGAGAAAATCTATTGACAAATCATCATCGAGCAAGCATACTAAAAATAATTTTAGTAAAGATGACGCTGATAACGAAAAGCGCGGTTTAACAGACAAGCAGAAAACGGCAATTAAGATTGGGATGGCCGCTGCGGCTGTTGCTTTGGCTGCATATGGAACATATAAGTTAAATGAATCTGGAAAACTTGAACCATTAATCGATAAGGGCAAAGATGTTGTTGACAATTTACTCGGAAGAGGTAATGACGGCGGAAAGAGCATTAAGCCCGAAAGCTTTATTAAGAAAATAAATCCTAAATATGACCCCTCACCTTATGTATTTGACGGATCATATAAGAATAATTGTGCGAATTGTGCTATTGCGTTTGACTTGCAAAGCAGGGGGTTAAATGTAGAAGCAAGAGGAAATAAAACGGGTACGACGATCCCGAGTATAGCGAGGCTTTTTAAAGGAATAACATCGGAATCATTTTGTGAACTTGAGGATGACATGAATCTTCCAAAATTTAGTATGAGTAGCGCTAAAACACAAAGGGGTTATTTGGCGGAACGCGGAAAAAAAGTTTATGACATAGCAAGTCGTAAAATCGGAGAACAATTTGAAGATGGAAGTCATGGAATTGTTAGTATGCCAACCTTGGATGGCGGTCATGCTTTTAATTGGGTTAAAAACAATGGCGTTGTAAAATTTTATGATTCCCAAGATCCAAAACGAGATGTGATAAGGGATGTTTTATCGTTATATGACTATCATCCTAATTCAATTGATAACGCCTTTACCGCATTGAGAACCGACAATCTCATTCCCAATTGGGAAGTCGATGAAAATGGCATTCTAAGTTTTGTGAAAATGGCGGGCAATACGTCTTCTTCGCCACGGTATGATATATTTACGGAATTTGGAGAAGGATTTATTTTAAAAAACCGACTTGCCACATGATTCGCGAGATTTTCATTTTCTTTTATGAGAAAAAGAAATTGTGAGACTTTTTCTTTTGTGTTTTTAAGTTGAAAGGAGAAAATTAATGTTATCGTTAAAGGAAGCCATCAGAATTGCAAATGAAAAAAATCCTCATATGGAGGTTGTTTCCGCGATTGAATATGAAAAAGCTTTTACGTTTGCCTTAGTATTAAAAAGCTCGAATCAATATATTCTTAATAGTTCTACGTTTGTGGTTATGAAAGATGGGTCGAAAGCCGGATGGATGAGTATATTTGATGTGCATAAGATTTTTAAATTCGCTGCACTCAACATATATGAAAGAAACGATATAAAAAAATTGATGAATTAATTTTTAAATATTTTAAACAAAAATTAGAGACTGTGGATTGCACGGTCTCTTTCTTTTTGTCTTAGCGAGGTGAAAAATCATGGCATTATCAAACACTGCCGTTCCAAAATACTACGGCATGTTTCGGGATGCCGTGATTCGCGGTGAAATTCCTGTTTGTCGGGAAGTTGAAATGGAAATGAATCGTATCGACGATTTGATAGCCGACCCGGGTATCTATTACGATGACGAAGCAGTAGAAGGATGGATTCGTTTTTGTGAGGGAGAACTCACTTTGACAGATGGCTCCAATTTCGTAATGCTCGATACGTTTAAACTTTGGGGCGAAGCCGTTTTAGGTTGGTACTATTTCGAAGAAAGAAGTGTCTACGAGCCGAATGAGGACGGACACGGCGGACATTATGTAAACAGATGGATTAAGCGACGGCTAATAAATAAGCAGTATCTCATCGTCGGTCGAGGCGCATCCAAATCCTTATATGAATCTTGTCATCAAAGCTATTCTTTGAATATCGATACGTCTACAACCTATCAAATGACGACAGCACCTACAATGAAACAGGCGGAAGAAGTCGTTTCGCCAATTCGGACAGTGCTATCGAGCAAGGAGCATCCAAGATTGATGATTGGCTTATCATTGCTGTAAGCTCTGAGGGCACGGTTCGGAATGGGAGCGGTGATACAATCAAAATGGAGTTGATGAAAATCCTAAAAGGTGAGTATCACGATATACATACCTCTATCTGGTGGTATAAGCTGGATTCTATCGACGAAGTTTCAGACCCGGGTAAATGGTTGAAGGCGAATCCCAATATTGGCAAAACAGTAAGCTACGATACGTATCAGCGGGATGTTGAGAGAGCTGAGAATGCTCCAGCTGCAAGAAACGATATTTTAGCAAAACGTTTTGGACTTCCTATGGAGGGGTATACTTACTACTTCACATATGAAGAAACATTCCCTCACCGCCGACAGAATTTCTGGCAAATGGCTTGCTCGGTCGGCGCTGATTTATCACGCGGAGATGATTTCTGCGATTTCACATTTTTATTTCCTCTTTCTGATGGCGCTTTCGGCGTGAAAACCCGGGCTTATATTTCTGAACTTACTCTTATGAAATTGCCGGGAGCCATGCGCGTTAAATACGAACAGTTTATTGAAGAAGGAAGCCTGATTGTTATGGAGGGCGCGGTTCTCGATATGATGGAGGTTTACGAGAATCTGGATGCTCATATAACCAAATGCGGGTATGATGTCCGCTGCTTCGGATATGACCCGTACAACGCGAAAGAATTTGTGGAAAGATGGGCTTCTGAAAATGGACCATTTGGAATTGAAAAAGTCATACAGGGAGCAAAGACGGAGTCCGTTCCTTTGGGAGAGCTTAAAAAGCTTTCTGAAGAGCGGCTTCTTTTGTTTGATGAAGAATTGATGTCGTTCTGTATGGGGAACTGTATCACGATTGAGGATACCAACGGAAACCGTAAATTGCTCAAGAAACGTCATGAGCAAAAGATTGATGCGGTTGCTGCTATGATGGATGCCTATGTGGCATTCAAGCTAAATCGCGATGCCTTTGAGTAAGAATTGACAGAAAGTTCAGTGGGCTGGCACCGAATTTATACATATCATTTGGTTCGGATGGTTTTGGAAATCGTTCTAGTAGTATGTCCGTTGCCAATCGTGCTTCGGATATGAACATGACCATTTCGACAAGTCCGTGCTGTGGTTTTTACCTTAACTGTTTTTCTCATAGCACAAATCCTCCTTTCATTGAATATTTGGCATATCTAGTATCAACACCAGCCTGTCGGTACTAGATGTAGTATTGCACGACACTTGCCATTCGTCAAGAAAAAATAGTGTGAATTTTGTGCAATTTTAAAAAAACAGAGGTGAAGTCTCATGTCAGAAAAAGAAAATGTTCTAGCTCATCATGGCATTCTTGGTCAAAAATGGGGTGTCCGTCGAACTCCCGAGCAGCTAGGGAACCTTAGTAAAAAAGATGAAAAATGGGTTAAGAAGAAAAGTGACAAGATAACCCAGAAAGCTCAAAAGAAGTCATCCAAGGAATTGAATCGATATGCGGATGAATTACTGTCTGATCCTAATTCAGTGACAAAATCCGGCAAGTTGAGTTCAGCCGTTATTAATTCTTACAACAATAAGATGGCTGCATTGATGAGCCAATCGGTTTCGGATTTGCGTTCGCCATCTGGGAAAGTTGTACAGTTTGTGGCAAAGCGTGGCGAAATTGGTGTAATGATGGCGCTTGCTGATGAGGGTTATAACATGGAGCAATTGAAGAATGGTGTCTGGACGTCTGGTCGAGTCGCCTACAAGAAGACCGTGTTAGACAAGGTATAAAAGGAGAGAATTCAAAATGGAGATAGGAATCGGTTCCAGGTTGAAACATGCTTGGAACGCTTTTATGAACAAAGACCCAACCCAATATTATCGAAATGTTGGTATTGGATATTCTTACAGACCAGATCGCCCGCGCCTCAGTAGGGGAAATGAGCGGTCTATTGTAACATCCGTGTATAACCGCATTGCATTAGATGCCGCAGCAATTAACATTCAGCATGTTCGTTTGGATAATAACGAGCGGTTTCTTGAAGTGATTACGTCCGGTTTGAACAATTGTCTGACTTTAGAGGCAAATGTAGATCAAACAGGGCGTTCTTTTATTCAGGATATTGTGATGTCAATGCTGGATGAAGGATGCGTTGCGATTGTTCCTGTAGATACAGACGATGACCCGAATGATACGGAGTCGTATAAAATCGAGACGATGCGAACTGGGAAAATTGTCGAGTGGTTTCCGCGGCATGTGCGACTTTTGGTCTACAACGACCAAATTGGTCGGAAAGAGGAAATCATGCTTCCGAAAAGTGCCGTGGCGATTATTGAGAATCCGCTTTATGCAGTCGTTAATGAGCCAAACTCAACGATGCAGCGCCTGATTCGCAAACTTAATCTTTTAGATGCAGTCGATGAGCAAAGCAGCTCTGGGAAACTCGATTTGATTATTCAGCTTCCATATGTCATTAAGACAGAAGCACGGCGTCAACAGGCGGAGAATAGACGCAAAGACATAGAAAGACAATTATCCGGTTCTAAGTATGGAATTGCTTATACCGATGGTACAGAGCATATTACGCAGTTGAATCGTTCGGTCGGGAATAATCTGATGTCTCAGATTGAATACCTTACGAGTATGCTGTACAGCCAGTTAGGAATCACTCAGAGTGTTTTGGATGGCACTGCCGACGAGAAAACAATGCTGAACTACTATAATCGGACGATTGAGCCTATTGTTTCTGCGATCGCTGATGAGATGAAGCGTAAATTTCTTACAAAGACCGCTCGGTCACAACGACAGTCTATTCAGTTCTTTAGAGACCCATTCAAGCTGGTGCCGGTTGGCGAACTTGCGGAGATTTCTGACAAGCTTACCCGTAATGAAATAGCCACGCCGAATGAGATGCGACAGATTATCGGATGGAAGCCTTCAAAAGACCCGAATGCCGATGAACTGAGGAATCGAAATCTCAACCAGTCAGATGTTGATGGATTAAATGGGAGTGTAGAAGGTCTGGATAATGCAGGAGTAGTCCGAAAGAAAGGAGAGAATTCAAAATGAAGCATTACGATTTCTGTGGATATGCCACTAGAAACGATTTGCAGTGCGCCGATGGGCGTGTTATTCGCAAGGATGCGTTTAAGCAGCAGGATGGCGAAACTGTAAGTCTGGTTTGGAATCATCAGCACAATTCCCCCGATAATGTTCTGGGACATGCGCTGTTGAAAAACAGAGACGACGGTGTTTATGCGTATTGTACGTTCAACGATACGGAATCCGGTCAGACGGCAAAGAAAGTGGTGCAGCATGGTGATGTTGTTTCGTTATCGATTTGGGCGAATCAGCTTAAACAGAACGGCAAAGATGTTATTCATGGAGTCATTCGTGAATTAAGTCTTGTCTTAGCTGGAGCAAATCCTGGCGCATTTATCGATAGCGTTCTGAGTCATGATGGCATTGCTGTAGTAGATGAAGCCATCATCAATTATGACGAGGGTATTTCTCTTTACCATGCGGATGATGACGGTGATTCAAAGGGATCCAAAAAAGAAGGTAACGATGACGAAGCAAAGTCCGAAGGTGAAACCATTGGAGACGTTTTTGACACGTTTTCTGAAAAACAGAAAAAAGTGACTTATGCAATGATTTCGGCAGCGCTCGAACAGAGCGAGTCCGGCAAAGAGGATGAAGATGTAAAACACGATGGGCTTGACACTTCTGAAGGAGGTAATGGAATTATGAAACGTAACGTATTTGATAACAGTCAGCAGAACAACAGAAACGTTCTGTCTCATGAGGCTCAGGGCGAAATTCTGGAGCTTGCAAAATCCAGTAACGTTGGCTCTTTGAAAACAGCCATGGATATTTATATGGAAGAGAACAATCTTTCTCACGCTGATATCAGCGGATTTGTACAGAGTGGTGATGGCAGTATTTCTTCTCTGTTTCCGGAGTATATTGAGGCGCATCCGAGCCGCACGCCCGAACTCATTACAAATGATATGGGCTGGGTTGACGCGATTATGACGAAAACCCAGAAGGTTCCGCATGGTCGTGTCCGTACTTCTCATGTTGATATCCGTAACATTGACGCCCTGGCGGCAAAAGGGTACAAAAAAGGGAATGAGAAGAAGATTACCGGAAACTACGCGCTGGTAAGACGTACTACGGATCCGCAGACGGTTTATGTAACCTCGGCGCTTTATCGCGATGATGTGATGGATATCGAGGATTTCGATTATGTTCAGTTCCAGTACAACATCGATCAGCTTTCTCTCAAGGAGACGCTGGCTGTTGCTACCATGCTTGGAGATGCGAGAGAAGATTCCGATCCCGAGAAGATTTTCCCGGAGCATATTCGTCCGGTTTGGACCGATGACGAGCTGTACACGATCCACAAAGACATTGACATTACGTCCATGGCGAAGGAACTTCAGGGAACCAACACCTCGGATTATTTCGGCGAGAGTTTCATTTATGCCGAAGCGATGATTACGGCTTTGCGTAAGGCTCGTAAAGATTTCCGCGGAACGGGCAAGCCTGATTTATACATCACGACGGATGCTCACAATACGATGATTCTTGCAAGAGACCGCAATGGCCGCCGTATTTATGAGACCGATACCGAATTGGCTGCGGCTCTTGGCGTTGCAAACATTTATGAGGTTACGCAGTTTGAGGGTAAGACCCGTACGGATTCTGCTGGTAAAAAGCACAACCTGCTTGCTATTTGCGTAAATATGGCGGACTACGCATATGGCGCTTCCAAGGGAGGCGACGTAACACATTTCACCGATTTCGACATCAAGTTCAATCAGCTTGAGTCCTTGCTGGAGACTCGAAAATCCGGTCAGCTTACCAGAATTAAATCGGCGATTGTTATTGAGGAAGCGGTGACGGATTCTTCTTCGACTTCGGGAACGGATACGTCGGCTCAGGGTTGATAAGCTGTAAAGGAGAGAATTCAAAATGAAGTTCTATGGACCGGTTGGCTATGCTGAAACAGTAGAAACGAAGCCCGGGGTATGGGAAGAGCAAATCACCGAGCGAATGTACTATGGCGATTTGACACGAAATACCCGTAAGCTTCAGAATTCTGAAACGCTCAATGACGACATTAATGTTGCGAATGAGATTAGCATAGTCGCCGATCCGTTTGCGAATGAGAATTTTTATTCTATGCGGTATGTCGGCTTTATGGGAGCGAAATGGAAGATTTCTAATGTCGAGGTTCAGTATCCAAGACTGATTTTGACGATTGGAGGTGTTTATAATGCCGACAACGACGGATAGACGGCTCCAATTAAACGAAACATTATGCAAGATTCTGGGGAGCAGGAATGTATATTTTCAACCACCAGAATCAATAAAGATGAAATACCCCGCGATTGTATACAGTCTTAGCGATATCGAAAACCTGTATGCAAACAACGGGGTATATTTGTCTGCCCGAAAGTACACCGTGACGGTTATTGATAAAGATCCCGACAGTCTTATTGTCGGGGCGGTTGCGGGTCTGCCGACTTGTCGTTATGACCGGCATTACGAGAAAGATAATCTGAATCACGATGTCTTTACTTTATTCTTTTAAGGAGGAACAAATTTATGAGTGAACTTGTTTGGGACAAAACTGGCGAACACCTTTATGAGTCTGGTGTTAGTAAAGTTGTGCTTTATCCGATGCAGGATGATGGCGCTTACAGTAAGGGCGTTGCTTGGAGCGGGGTTACAAATATTTCTGAGAGTCCGTCTGGAGCAGAACCGACGGCGTATTATGCTGATAATATCAAATATTTAAATTTGGTATCAGCTGAAGATTATGCTGCTTCTATCGAGGCATATACGTATCCGGATGAGTGGGAAGAATGCGACGGTTCGGCAGAACTTGTGCCCGGTGTTTCGATTAGGCAGCAGGCTCGTAAGATGTTCGGGCTTTGCTATCGTACCGAGATTGGAAATGATACACAGGGAATCGGATATGGCTACAAACTTCATCTGGTCTACAATGGCTTAGCTACTCCGGCAGAAGAGGAGCATCAGAGTATCAACGAAAGTGTAGAGCCGGGGAATCCCTCTTGGGATATTTCAACCACGCCGGTTAAGGTGACGGGTAAAAAACCGACTGCTTGTGTGACCATTACATCGACGAAAGTTGATTCGACGGCACTTGCTGAACTCGAAGCTATTCTTTACGGGGATGACACGAATGATGCGAGACTTCCTTTGCCGGATGAGATTAAAAACCTTTTTACTTAACATCTAATGCGCATCTTATTTTAGACTCAAATAAGACAATCATTAAAGATAGCGACAATGATTGGTTGTTAGATGGAAACGAATAAACGATATGCTATCTATCGAAATATTTTGGAAGTCGTATTCAGTATTTGGCTGGCGACTTCCTTTTTTTTTTTTTGAAAGGAGAAAAATATGTTAAAGAAAACTATCACATATACGGACTATAACGGTTCCGAAAGAACCGAAGATTTTTATTTCAACCTTACAAAAGCGGAATCAATGGAAATCGAGATGACTACCTCCGGCGGACTTTCTGCCATGATTCGGAGAATTGTCGCGGCGCAGGATACGCCTGCTATTGTCAAAGTTTTTAAAGACTTGATTCTCAAGGCGTATGGCGAGAAGGATGCGGACGGAAAACATTTCCGTAAGTCGGAAGAAATTTCCAAAGCATTTTCCGAAACAGAAGCCTATTCGATTCTGTTTATGCAGTTGGCAACCGATGATAAAGCGGCGGCTGAATTTGTAAATGGGATTCTTCCGAAAAATTCAGAAGAAACGAATTCGGAAGCGCCGGCGTTAAGCATGATTGGAAATTAAATTTAGGAAACAAAAGAGGTGCAAGAAATGCTGCGAATAACGATACCCATTGGAATCGAACAATGGGACGAAATAAAAGAAGAATTTACCTATCCGAAAGAGCAGACATTGTCGTTGGAGCATTCTCTTGTCTCTCTTTCAAAATGGGAATCTAAGTGGAATAAGCCTTTTTTGTCAAAAGAGGAAAAAACGCTTGAAGAGACCTTGGATTATATAAAGTGCATGACACTCACGCAGAATGTGGATTCCGATGTATATAACTGGATTACCGTTTCGTGCATGACACAGATAAACCAGTACATAGATGCGCCGATGACGGCTACCACTTTTCGAGAAGAAAAGAATCGGAAACCAAACCGCGAACAGATAACCGCTGAGATTATCTATTATTGGATGATTGCCTTGAATATCCCGTTTGAGTGTCAAAAGTGGCATTTAAATCGGCTTTTGACACTCATTCGGGTTTGCAACATTAAAAACCGCCCGTCTAAAAAGAAAAGCCGACGGGAAATCTTTTCACGCAATTCTGCTTTAAATGCGGCGCGAAGAAAACGATGGAATTCGAAAGGATGATGAAATATGAGTAATAGCGCATTAGTCAGTTATACAAAACTCAGCCCGAATCATTCGGGAAAAAGGACACATAAAATTGACCGGATTACTCCACATTGCGTGGTAGGACAACTCTCGGCGGAGAGCATTGCTGGATGCTTTGTGAGTCAGTCAAAACAGGCAAGTTGTAATTATGGAATCGGTTCGGATGGAAAGGTATGTATGGTTGTGGAGGAGTGTAACCGTAGTTGGTGTTCTTCCAGCAATTCAAATGACCAGAGAGCCGTTACCATTGAATGTGCCTCGGATAAAACAGAGCCATATGCCTTTACGGATACCGTCTATAACAAGTTGGTAGAGCTTTGCGTAGACATCTGTAAGCGGAACGGAAAGAAAAAATTGCTTTGGCTGGGAGACAAAGACAAAACGTTGGAATATGAGCCGGCTTCGGATGAAATGGTTTTGACCGTTCATCGATGGTTTAAGAACAAATCTTGTCCTGGCGATTGGCTTTATGCGCGTCTTGGAAATCTCGCAACGACTGTAACGAATCAGTTAGGAGGCAAGAATGACTCGGGTTCAAACAATGCCGAAAATACAAGTTTTCCCGAGATCCCGTTTACTGTGCAGGTTATTGTTTCGGATCTGAATTATAGAAGCTCTGGCTCGATGGATGGAGCAATTCTTGGTCAGACCGGCAAAGGAACATTCACAATCACCGAAGTTTCAAATGGCTGGGGTAAGTTGAAATCCGGAGCGGGATGGATTTATCTGGAGAATAGTTCTTATGTGACAATTGGTTCAACGGTAACCAATGCTTCGGCAAAGTCTTCTACAACTTCTTTTTCTTCTTACAAAGTGAAAGTAACGGCTGATGCATTGCGGATTCGTAAGGGCCCGGGTACTGGTTACGGAATCAATGGTGTGATTCGGGACAAGGGCGTTTACACCATTATCGAGGAATCGAGTGGAGCAGGTTCCAATAAAGGTTGGGGTAAGTTGAAATCCGGAGCGGGATGGATTGCTCTTGATCATTGTACGAGAGTATAAAGGAGTCTGGCAATGATAACCTTCAGACAAAAGGGCGATTTTTCTAAGCTAACGAAATTTTTGGAGCGGGCGAAGGAAGTCATTAAGATTGGGGAACTTGATAAGTATGGACGAGAAGGAGTAGCCGCGCTTGCATCGGCAACGCCTGTTGATACGGGCTTGACTGCCAGTTCGTGGAGCTATGAAATCTCTCATAAGCAGGGTTCCACATCAATCACGTTCAAGAATTCAAACATTCAAAATGGAGTTCCAATTGCCATTATTCTGCAATACGGACATGGAACTAGAAATGGTGGCTGGGTACAGGGTCGAGATTACATCAATCCTGCTATCCAGCCTATTTTTGACAAAATTGCAGATAACGCATGGAAGGAGGTTACGAAGCTATGAGCACGACAGTCGACCAAAGAGTTGTCGAGATGCGGTTTGACAATAAGCAGTTTGAGCAGAATGTGCAAACCAGTTTATCGACGCTCAGCAAGCTTAAACAGAGTCTGAATCTTGAAGGAGCGGCAAAGGGGCTAGAGAGTATAAATTCAGCCGCAAAAAACTGCAACATGTCTGGACTTTCAGGCGCGGTTCAGACCGTGGAAGCTAGATTTTCGGCTCTCGGGGTCATGGGCGTAACCGCCTTGGCGAATATTACAAATTCGGTTATCAACACTGGAAAACAAATGCTTGCGTCATTAACCATCGAGCCAATTAAACAAGGTTTTGACGAGTATGAATTAAAGATGAATTCTGTACAGACAATCATGGCAAGTACGGGCGCAACCCTGCAAGAAGTCAATGGTTATTTGGATGAATTGAATACATATGCCGATAAGACTATTTATTCGTTTTCTGATATGACAACCAATATCGGAAAATTTACCAATGCCGGCGTAAAACTCGAAGATGCTGTATTGGCGATTCAGGGTATCAGTAATGAAGCTGCTGTGTCTGGGGCGAATGCAAATGAAGCCAGCAGGGCTATGTATAACTTCGCACAAGCATTGTCGGCGGGGTACGTTAAGCTCATTGACTGGAAATCCATCGAATTGGCTAACATGGCGACTGTCGAATTTAAGCAGCAGCTTCTTGAATCTGCCGTGGCAGCAGGGACGCTTGAAAAGACTGCTGACGGCATGTACAAAGTATTGTCTACAAATGGGTCGGGTTCGACGTTTGACGGCGTTATTGATGCTACACATAATTTCAATGAGACTCTTGAGTATCAGTGGATGACTACGGATGCACTGGTATCAACTTTAAAGAATTATGCCGACGAGACAACGGAGATCGGAAAGAAAGCTTTTGCAGCAGCGCAGGATGTTAAAACATTCAGTCAGCTTATGGGCACGTTGAAAGAGGCCGCAGGGTCTGGTTGGGCACAGACATGGGAAATCCTTTTCGGTGATTTCGAGGAAGCAAAATCTCTTTGGACGGATGTTAATAACGTTTTAGGCAACTTTATCAACACGATGTCCGACAGTAGGAATGCCTTATTACAGGGATGGAAAGATTTAGGCGGTCGTACCGCCTTGATTGAATCGTTAAAAAATACATTTGACGGGCTTGTCAGTGTAATAAAACCAATCGGCGAAGCGTTTCGTGAGATATTTCCAGCAACGACTGCGGAGCAGCTGTATTCTATGACGGCAGCTTTGAAAGAATTTACTTCGCATTTGAAACTTAGCGATACCGCATCTAAAAATCTGAAAAACACATTCAAGGGGCTTTTCGCTATCCTTGATATTGCTGCACAGGCAGTAACGGCATTACTTAAAGGGATTTTTCCTTTGCTTGGAGGTTTGGATGATCTTGGCGGTGGCATTTTATCTGTTACTGGAAAAATAGGCGAAGGATTGGTTGCGCTTGATGAGTTTATTAAAAAGAATAATATTTTTGAAAAGGGTATCGAAGCAGTAACTGGGTTTATCACGAAATTGGTGGAAAAATTCAAAGAATTTGTTAAGGCGGTTAGTGAAAAATTCGATTTTCCAGGTTTGGAACTTATTCATGCGATGCTTGAAAGAGTCCATACAAGGATGTCTCAGGTTGGAGAAGCTGCTGGAAATATGAAGAGTGGTTTTGTCAGCGCGATTCAGTCTATGGGTGATTCTCTTGCAAATGCTAAGTTCTTAGAGTTTTTCCAGACTTTATGGAACGGTGTTCAAAAGTTGGGGACCGGTATAGCAAGTGCTCTTGGCACAATGGTAAACAGTCTCTTAGAGGGATTGAGCAATGCAAACTTTAGCGAAGTTATTGATTTGCTTAATGGATTTGCTATCGGAGGAATAGGCGCTGCTATATGGAAATTCGTCAACAATATTAAAGAGGTATCTGAAGTTGCAGGGAGCATCAAGAAAAGTGTTATAGGCATACTCGACAGCGTAAAAGGATGCTTTGAAGCATGGCAAAAAGATTTAAAGGCAAAAACGTTGTTGAAGATTGCAGAAGCAATTGCAATTTTAG